CTCATGCGCGCGAAAAATTCTCGCGCGCCAGAGAATTGATATAGGCGTAGGGTTTCAATGGAATTCAAACAACGTGACGGCTGCTGATAAGCGAGCCAAAGACGGATCGCGGCGCGGCGGCGCCCGCCCCGGCGCTGGCAGAAAAAAAGCCGAGACTCGGTCTCCAACCGCGATCAACTCCGTCGACCTGGCCGCCGCCCTCGAGACTCCCGCTCCAGCGGAAATCGACGCGGCATTGAATGGCCAATCGCGCCGGTCGCTTGACGGTCTCGTCAAGCTGATGTTGCACGCGTCCAGCGATTCAGCTCGAATTTCCGCGGCTGAGGAGATTCTCGACCGTGGGTATGGAAAGCCGGCAGTAGATATCGGCGGCGACGCCGCCATGCCGACCCTTCCATTCATGATGGCTCCAGAGCCGACGCTCTTGTCGATCTCTACGGTTCGCGCCGAGGCAAAGCGCTATGCCAATCTCGCAGTTCTAGTTCTGCAGAAAATTGCCGAAAACAGCTTGAGTGAAACAGCTAGGGTCTCTGCTCATCGCGCGCTCATCAAACGTGAATGCGGCACGGTTGGGATGGCGAGGATGACCGACCAGCAGCGCGATCGTCCATTGGGCAAGAAGGAGCAGGCGGCCCGAGCCGCCGAGGCGGCTGCCAGCGGACTTTATGCGCCGAGGCGCGTCCCTAGAAGCTCCGATAGTCTGCAATGATCGAATGGTCCACTGCATGCTTTTCTGGTTTAAACAATTTTGACGGCCTACTACTACGAGATCGACCACTATGTCGCACAATGGCTTCGTAACCTCATCGCCGCTGGAGCAATCGCGTCCGGCGATGTTGACGAGCGAAGCATCGTTGACGTGCGAGCCGACGACCTCGGCGGCTACACCCAATGCCATTTCTTCGCCGGCATCGGAGGATGGTCAAGAGCCCTGCGGCTTGCAGGATGGTCCGACGATTGTTCCGTCTGGACTGGCTCCTGTCCGTGTCAGCCGCTTTCGAGCTTGGGACTGCGCAAAGGTCATGCCGATCAACGACATCTCTGGCCCGCTTTTCACGCGCTTATCTCCGAGTGCAGACCTTCAATCGTCTTTGGAGAGCAAGTTGCGAGCGCGGATGGACGTGAGTGGCTCGCCGGAATACGTGCTGATTTGGAGGCCTTTGGATATGCCTGCGGGGCCGCAGATTTGTGCGCTGCGGGCATCGGCGCGCCGCATATCCGAAACCGCCTATTCTGGGTTGCCGACGCCGCTGGCTCACGACCGATTCGATCTCTACCGAAAGCCGGTGTCTCTAACGAGAAAGGGTGCGCCGAAAACGATATCCGCCCTTTTGCTGAAGCGCGGCGTCTCTTGGAAACTGATTGCGCCGATTTATTGCCTGGTGATGGGCTATCCCGCGCTATGGAATCACGTGCGATCAAGGGTTTTGGAAACGCTATCGTTCCACAGATTGCTGCCGAATTCATCGCCGCCTACCGGGAATGTCAGCCATGGTGACTAGCTATGTCGGATGTTTCCAAGTGCCCTCATAAATCCCGTCATAGGTCGGGCCTTCTCCGTTCGTCCCGATGCCGAGCAGCGAGCGGAAGGCGTTGAAGGGGTAAAAACGGCGATTGAACCGGAACACGAACTCATTGAGGTAGGCTTGTAGGTGCTTAGGGCTGACCCGCCCGTGGTGCGTGCCTTGCAGCCAAGCCTTGAGATTGCTGAAAACCAAGTGGACTATGAGCAGGTATTCTTCCGCCACGTCCGGGTTGCTGCCCTCGACAACCGGCAAGTGCAGATAGCCGAGCTTGTCAAGCATGGCGTAGCCCGGCGCGCCGTCCGTGATGATCATCGCGCCCGGCTCAACCGCTTGTTCCACAAAGCCCGTCAGCGACTTAGCCCCGCGTGTTGGGACGATTTCCAGCCGAAGGCGACCCGCATACCGCCCGCCGCGCCGCATGGGCTTGTCGCCTTTCTTGGCCGGCCGGGTGCGAACCTCGACAGCGGCCATAACAAGGGTTTGATCTTGCGGGCCACGCCCTTGACCGCGCACAACGCCGCCGATGTATGTCTCGTCAACCTCGACGTGATCCCCGCGCGCTATGTTGCCGCCGATACGGTCGCGATTTTGCCGGACCATCCCCGCGCGCAGCTTGTGCAGGATTTGGAAAGCCGTCTCGCGGGTCAGGTCAAGCTGGCGCTGGAATTGAACCGTCGAGATACCCGGCGTCATGGTGGCGACCAGATACGCGCCCCAAAACCACGTCGTCAGGGGCGAGTGCGTGCGTGTCATCACGGTTCCGACCGTCAGGCTCGTTTGCTTGCGGCACTTACGGCACGTCAGGACGGTCGTCCGCGTCGTCATCCGGAACGGTTCGCCCTTCTCTTCGCAATGTGGGCAAACGAAGCCCTTGGGCCATTTCGCGCCTTCCAGGTAGCGCGCGCAGGCGTCATCGTCGGGAAAGAGCCGCTGGAAGTCTCGGAGGGATTTAGGGAACGGCAGGTGCTCCCATTGGAGAACGTCGTGAGGAGACAAGATTCAGTCCACCGAATAGCCGTTGATGCCGGAAAACTCGCCGCCGTCCTCCGCAAATGGGCCAGAAAGCGACATGTATTCGGCAATCGCCTGCGCAAACGGCCCAATTCCGGGGAAATCGGCCTTGATATCAATCCTCCCCTCAGCCGAGTGCAGCGCGTCACGGCAATACTCGATCTTGTCCTCCCGTTGTTGACCGTAAAGGTCCAGCGCGCGCCAGTAGATTTGAATCGGAATATTCCTGATCTCCATTTTTGTCTCCATCAAAGGGCAGCATCGCCCAATGACGAAACATAGCACAGGGGCATGTATGTGCCAACCCGAAAAGCATGGTCCACTGCGTGCCCGGACTGGCAAGAACGCATCGTCCAGGGCCGCTCGCTTATCCCATTCCCGCCGCTCTTTCCGGAAGAGGCCCGGATCGCGCTCGATCTCTTTAAATCGCTGCCGATCGTCGACGCAATCGGCAAGCCGACTTTCGGCCAATGCGCACGTCCCTTCATCACAGATTTCGTCGGCGCGATTTTCGGATCATACGACCCGGAGACCGGCCAGCAGCTGATCAATAAATTCTTCGAGCTGATATCGAAGAAAAACGGGAAGAGCACAAAATCCGCCGGCATCATGCTGACCGCGCTCGCGCGCAATTTTCGCGAGTCCGGCGAATTCTACATTCTCGCGCCGTCTAAGGAGGTTGCCGACAACGCCTATACGCCGGCGCGCGACATGGTGAATTCGCATCCCATGCTGTCGCAGATCATGAAGCCGCGACCCGGCCGCGTCATCGAACATCTAACCACCGGCGCTTTTATTAAGGTCATCGCGGCGGACACAGAAGTCGTCACCGGCAAAAAAACGATCGGGCTGCTGGTCGAAGAGCTGCATGTGTTCGGACAAATGGCGCGCGCGGCCAATCTGCTGATGGAGATCGAAGGCGGCCTGGCGTCGCGGCCAGAAGGCTTCGTGATCTATCTGTCGACCATGGCCGACGGGCCGCCGAGCGGCGTCTTCGCGGAAAAGCTCGAGGAGTTCCGCGACATCCGCGACGGCAAGATCGTCGTGCCGAACAGTCTTCCGGTTCTCTATGAGTTCCCACCCGATCTGTTAAAAAAAGATGCGTTCCGTCGGCCAGAAAACTGGCATGTCACCAACCCCAATCTCGGCGTTTCGGTCAGCGAATCCTATCTCGCCCAGAAACTCGCGGAAGCCGAACGCGCCGGCCGCGCCCGCCTGAACGGATTCTTCGCCAAGCATCTCAATGTCCAGATCACCATGGCGCAGCGCGCCGCCGAATGGGCGGGCGCGCTGATCTGGCCGCGCGGGTTCGAGGTCGGGCTCACGCTCGACGAAGTTCTGAAGCGCTCGGAAGTCGTCACGGTTGGAATCGATGGCGGAGGTCTCGATGACATGCTTGGCGTCTCCGTCGTCGGGCGCGAGAAAGGCACAAACCGCTGGCTCGTCTGGGCGCATGGTCTGATCTCGACGATCGGCGCGTGGCGCCGCAAGGCAAACGCCGCGGACTATCTCGCGTTCAAAAAGGCCGGCGAGCTCACCGTCTTCCGCTTCGGCCATATCGATGAGCGGGAAATCGACGAAGATCCCGCGCTTGCTGAGCTCTTCGATGGCGTGCCGGTCGCGATCGACGACCCAGAAGCGCTACCGCACGATATCCAATATGTCGTCGATCTGGTGACGCGAATCCAAGAGGCGGGGATCCTCGCCGAAGTCGGCGTCGACGCCGCGGGCATCGGCGCGATCGTCGATGCGCTGGCAGGCATAGGCGTCACGCAAGACGCGGGCACGCTCGACGTGGTCCGGCAGGGTATAGGCCTCATGGGCCCGATCAAGACAGTCGAGCGCAAACTCGCGGACGGCAGTTTCCACCATGGCGATCAGTCGATCCTGAATTACTGCGTCGCCAACATCATGATCATTCCGACGTCGACCGCCATTCGAATTGCGCGCGATGAAACCGGCCAAGGCAAGATCGACGTCGCCGTCGCGATGTTCAACGCCGTTTCGCTGATGACGCTCAATCCAGATGCTCCCGCCCGCGGGTCGATCTACGACGACGGCTCGCAATGGGGCGAAAGCGAGCAGCAAAAGACCAGTGAACAAGGCGATGCGAAAATGATTGAGCACATCCCAAACAATCGCGCCGCCAAGCCATCGATTTACGACGCTCAGTGGAATTAAGCTGGTGTCGCTGCTTTCATGGCTTTGGCCATTTGCGCGCTCAAAACCGGAGCGTATCGAGCCGCTATTTGAAGCATCAATCGAAGATCCGAATATTCCAATCACTCAACAGGAGCTCTCGGTCATCCTATCTGGCGGGCCGACCATGGCTGGGCCGCTCGTTGGCGAGACGACATCGATCCGCTGCGTCGACGTCTTCCGCTGCGTTTCGATCCTGTCAGGTCTGATCGCGTCGCTGAAAATCAATCTCTACACGTGGGAAGGAGACAAAAGGGTCTCCGCGACGCAACATCGTCTCTACCCGCTGTTGAGGATGCAGCCGAACGAATTCATGAGCGCATTCGTTTGGCGTGAGCTCATAGTTGTCACCTTGCTCCTTTGGGGAAACCATTACAGCCGCATTGTTTATGACAATGCTGGCCGGGTCGTCGGATTCGTTCCTATCCCGCCGTGGCTTGTGACAGTCGAGCGTCGTGAGGACGGGAAGATTCGCTATGTGGTCAGGTTGAAGAGCGGAGCGGAATATTACGAGCAGGAAGACATGCTCCATATCCCTGGGCTTGGCTTCGACGGGCTTAAAGGATTGCCGGTCATCACGGCCGTAGGGCGCCAGGCGATCGGGACGTCGCTCGCGATGGAAGAGTTCACGGCGCGACTCCACGCCAACGGCGTAAGGCCGAGCGGCATCGGTAAAGCCAAAGAGGGAATGTCTCCTGCCGCCTTCGCGAGAATGAAAGATACCTTCGACCGTCTCTACTCCGGCGTCGGTAATGCCGGCGCCACGATCTGGGTCGACGCCGGCACAGAGTGGACGGCGATGCAGCTTTCGCCGAAGGATGCCGAGACGCTTCTCGCGCGAAGGTTCTCGACGGTTCAGATCTGCAACATCTTCGGTGTTCCGGCGATGCTCTTAAATGAAAACGCCGACATGACGGCGTGGGGCTCAGGCATTGAACAGATCATGCTCGGGTTTCTTATGACCACAATCAATCCGTGGCTCGAGCGCATCGAATCCGAGATCAATCGTAAGTTGTTTATGAAATCGAATTTCGAGGCCGAATTTGATCGCGACGGTCTGATTGTCCTCGACTCGAAGGCCAAATCTGAACTTTTCTCGAGGTTGGTCGCCGCGGCGATGATGACGCCGAACGAAGGCAGGCGACGCCTGAACCTGCCCGATATGGAGAATGGCGATCAACTCTTCATCCAAGGCGGGATGGTGCCGCTTAACATGGTTGGCGCGCATCTAACGCTAGAGCCTTCACAGGATGCTCCGGAAGGGACACAGCAGCAATGAAAACGCCGCGCTTCTTCACTCGCATGAATAAGGAAACGGCGCGCCGCCAATGGAGCGACCGCTTCAACAATCGCGCTCTAGCCGGTCGCGAGCCGAAGCGGGCGAAGATCAATGCGCTCGCCGATGGCGGCGTCGAGATTCTGCTGTATGACGAAATCGGATTCTGGGGAATTACAGCCACTGAATTCGTCAATCAACTCAATGCCATAGACGCTCCATCCATCACCGTTCGCATCAACAGCCCTGGCGGAGACGTGTTCGACGGCATCGCCATCCATGCCGCACTTATCCGACACCCAGCCACGATCACGATTCATATCGATGGGCTCGCGGCTTCAGCTGCATCCTTCATTGCACTCGCGGGCAAGACGGTCGTCATGAGCGAGTCGGCGCTGATGATGGTTCACTGTGCATGGGGTTTTGCGATCGGCAACAAATCCGACATGCTCGAGACTGCAACGATCCTGGAAAAGATCGATGGACAGCTTGGCGACATCTACGCGAAGAAATCCGGCAAGACCCCAGCCGAGTGTCTCACGATGATGGCTGGCGATGGCAAGAATGACGGAACCTGGTTCACCGCCGAAGAGGCGAAGGAATGGGGGCTCGTCGACGAGATCGCCAGCGGCGACGATGGCGAAGACGAGTCAGAGCAGGCCGCCATGCAGTTGAAGGTCATGGCGATGAAACGCCGCCTCGCGCTCGCCGCGCACGACGACTGATCGATACGCAAAAACATCGAATTTTGGAATTGGGTCGCGAAGAGATCGCGCCCAAATTGGCGGCCCGTGCCGCAGAAAGGTAAAAGCGATGAAAAGTAGGGCCCTGCGTGAGCAGCGCGCGAAGCTCGTTGATGACGCTCGCGCTCTGCTTGACTCCGCCGGTGACAATGTCACTGACGAAATCAACGCCAAGTTCGATGAGATGATGGCGGAGGCCGATCG